CAGTCGAAAGCTGAGTGGTGGCAGTACCGCCAACGCATAGCTAGAATCGAGCAGGCACACGAGACAGGCGTATGGAATACCAAACCATCTGCTCTATGTCCTTGGTGTCCTGTAACAACGTGTGAACATCATCCAAAACACTAGGAGCTATTATGGCAACGAGAGACTACAAGAAAGAATACAAACAAGACTTGAAGACGGGCAAGTCAGGGCCCGGCTCCGATCAACATGAGCGCCAACGTGCAAGAAGACTGTACGACAAGGAAGGTATTGATCGCAAGGGCAAAGACATTGACCACATCAAGCCATTAAGAAAGGGTGGCACGTCAACTAAAAGCAACCTAAGACTTAGATCCAAGAGCGCCAACCAAGGCGACAATAAATAACAAAGGCAGAGTAAATGCAAATCGTTGAAGACAAAGCGCTGGTGTTCCGTACGCGGAACCCAGCCAAATACAGCATCATTCCTAAACACAAGATACTAGGCGAGTACGATGATGGGTATGAGATAGCGGTTTATTGGGGCTTGGATGAAGTGCGCGTGCTAAGAAACCTTGGGGTTAAGAACGTGCCATCACCCATCACAAAACGCTACACATGGCCAGGGCGGTTCACGCCCATGCATCATCAGATCGAGACAGCATCCTTCCTTACCATGCACAAGAGATCGTTCGTGTTCTCAGAACCTGGCACAGGCAAGACGCTATCCGCACTATGGGCGGCTGACTACTTGATGAATCGTGGGGATGTCAGGCGTTGCTTGATACTGTGTCCTCTGTCCATCATGCAATCTGCGTGGCTCTCGGACTTAAACAACAGCATCATCCACAGGTCAGCCATAGTCGCCCACCACGCGCAAGCTACCCGAAGGATTGAGATGATCCAACAAAACTACCAGTTCGTGATTACAAACTATGATGGGCTCAACCTCATCGCCAATGAAGTGGTCAACGATGGTCGCTTTGATTTGATTATTGTGGACGAGGCCAACGCATACAAGACAGTCACGACCAAGCGGTGGAAATCTTTAAAGGCCATTCTAAAACCTGAGACACATCTGTGGATGATGACAGGAACTCCTGCGTCTCAGTCGCCTGTGGATGCGTACGGACTTGCCAAGCTCGTCAATCCCACAGGTGTCCCGATGTTCTTCACAGGATGGCGTGACAAGGTAATGAACAAGATGACCATGTACAAGTGGGCGCCAAAGCCTGAAGCCAAGGACTTGGTGCATGAAGCCTTGCAACCTGCCATCAGGTTCACCAAAGCGCAATGCTTGGACTTACCGCCTGTGCTAACCATGACTCGGGAAGTACCACTGACCCCACAACAGGCCAAGTACTACAACTTGCTCAAGGAAAAAATGCTCGTGCAAGCATCAGGTGAAACCATTAGTGCAGTCAATGCGGCCTCGGCGGTGAGTAAGCTCTTACAAATTAGTTGCGGTGCAGCATACACCGATGACCATGAGGTTGTAGAGTTTGATTCTGCGCCAAGGCTTGGGGTGCTTGAGGAAATACTTGAGGAAACTGATCGGAAAGTAATTATTTTTGCATTGTTTAAGTCCACGATTGATACCATTCACACGCACCTAAACAAGCGTGGTATCCCCACGGAATTTATCAATGGCACAGTCACACCGCCTAGGCGTGCTGACATCATTAGGAGATTCCAGAATGAGGAAAACCCTAGGGTATTAGTTATGCAACCGCAAGCAACTGCACACGGAATTACCTTGACAAGAGCTGACACCGTGATATTCTACGGCCCCTTGATGAGCGTAGAACAGTACACACAAGCCATTGCAAGGGCAGATCGCAAAGGGCAAGACTCGGACAAGGTGACAGTCATTCACATCCAAGGCTCGCCAATTGAGAAGAAGATGTTCAAGGCATTAGAGGCAAAGGTGAGCGACAACTTACTTATTACCGAGATGTTTGAGAACGAAATAAATATTAACAAGGAGGTTGCAATGGCTTAAAACTGATATACAATGTCTAACGCTAGACAACAAAACAAAAGTAAATTAAACACAAAGGAAAGTAAATGGAACAGACAACTGACGAGGTAATCCCTCTTGCACAACTGGCTAAGATATACCGCAAGATCAAATTGCGGATGGAAGAACTCACCAAAGAGTATGATACTCAGACCGAACTTCTCAAGGAAGAACTTGAGGCCATCAAGTTTGAGATCAAGGATCAGATGAAAGCGCAGGGCGCCACGTCGATCAAAACCGAGTTTGGCACAATCAGCCTTGTGACCAAGACACGCTACAACACACAGGACTGGGACTCATTCAAGCGCTTTATTGTTGAGAATGATGTCGTGGACTTGCTTGAGAAGCGTATCGCACAAGCTAACATGGCCAAATTTCTAGAGGAGAATCCTTCTCTAGTTCCCCCAGGACTCAACTCTTCTTCAGAGTATGAGATTCGCGTCGTTAAACCAACTAAGTAACAATCATGTCAAACCTATCCGTATTTAATCCATCAAACGTACCCGCATTCGCACAAGGTGGCGAGTTATCCGACACAGCCAAAGCCCTCATGGGCGGCACAATCAACACGAGCAGACGCATCTCTATCAAGGGTGGCGTGTTCCGCATCGTGGCAGGTGGCAAAGAGCTAGCATCCATTGAGGATCGCCATCTTGATGTCATCGTGGTCAAGGCTGCTCCCAAGGTTAGCCGTATCTTCTATGCCAAGTCTTATGATGGCGACAACATCACAGGGCCAGACTGTTGGTCTAACGATGGCGAGATGCCTGACTCTTCCGTCAAAGCGCCACAAGGGCAGACTTGCATGAGTTGTGAAAAAAACGTAGCGGGATCAGGGCAGGGTAATAGCCGTGCTTGTCGTTATCAGCAACGCTTGGCCGTCATGCTTGCCGACAATCCTGATGATGTGTTGCAACTCACGTTGCCAGCAACGTCCATCTTTGGCAAGGAAGAAGGCGACAAGCGCCCATTGCAAGCGTACGTTAAGCACCTAGCCCTAGCATCACCTCCTGTGGACATCGAGAAGATCGTGACGCAAATGAAGTTCGATACTAAGGCCGAAGCACCCAAGCTACTATTCGCACCTGTGCGTTGGCTCACCAACGTCGAGTATGAATTGGCCAAAGCCAAGGGCAACACGCAAGAAGCAATGGATGCTGTGCGTATGACTGTGGCACAAGTTGATGGAGTTAAACCTTCTGCCCCTGCTCTCTTAGGTACTCCACCTGTAGAAGTAGTGGCTAAGAAACCCAAGACCGCACCCATAGCCGAGGCTGATGAGGAGCCTGAAGTTCGCAAGGAATCATCCAAGCCTACCGCAGTACCTCCAAAGAAGAGTAAGCTAGCGGACATCGTGTCCGATTGGGACGACGAGTAACAACAACGGGGGCATCGCCCCCCTTCAGACTATGCCTTACTCAGACAAAATTGTAGAACTCGTAGCCAAGTCGCCTAAAACTCTTGGGAGTACTCTTGGGCGCTGGGCTATTCACTTGGATTTTCCCGTGACGAAAATCGCTTACGCACTTGGCGTTACCCGACAGACAGTTTACAACTGGTTCGAGGGTAAGGATGTGTTTGTCGCCTATCAGAATCGGGTGGAACTTTTAACAAAAATTATGTCTAGCTCAAAAACAGCAGACGAAGCATGGAGAAAAATATGTCAGGAATACAACCTAGAACCTTAACCAACGATGAGTTGATTCGGTTTAGTGAGACTTACGTGTACCGCCCCGAAGGCATGCCCATAGACTATCAAAAAGAATTGCTCAAACGCTTCATGCAAGCCGACGTGCAGAACGCACGCGATTACCCACAGTACGGACAACAAGACCTGTTTAAATAACCAAAGGATAGCTATGGAACCGCTTGATTTTATGGCGGCGGTTCTGCCATCCCAAGGTAACGGACGTTACTGTGTGGCAGAGCTTACTCAAAAAAAGGAACACTATTATGTTGAGACACTTGATGAAGCGCAAACGAAAATAAATGAATGGAGAAATAAAAACTATGATGTTTACTTTGCTCTTGGGACTTTTGGCTCCGAAGACACTCGAGTCGCGGCCAACGTCCAAATGGTTAGATGCATTGCAGTGGATGTTGACTGTAACCATCCTAAAGATATACCTGATGAGAAGGGAGTGGTTAAACCGAAAGCTTATCCGTCAGCAAAACTTGCAGTCCAAGCGATTGTAGATTTCTGTGATGAGGTTGGACTCAGCGACTTGGGTCAGCCGTGGCTAGTGGCATCGGGCGGTGGCGTACACGCATACTGGCCGTTCACCGAAGCTATGGATAAAGAAGAGTGGAAGCCTGTAGCGGAAGGGTTCAAGCGCTTGTGCTTTCAAAAGCAACTTGCAATTGATCCAACGATTACAGGAGATGCGTCCCGAGTCTTGCGTGTGCCCGATACTGTTAACAACGGGATCAAGGGCAAGAAGAAAGTAAGAGAAACCACCAATGTTCGGTTCATGAATGAGGGTGACTTCTTTAACTTTGAGGACTTGAAAGCCATAATAACCAAGCATCTTGTGGGGACAATGTATGAAAACGTGGTGTCTCAACCCGTGTCAACACACTCCATAGCATTGCAAGGAACTCCACCAACATCTACTAGCGCCACGACTGTAAAACTTTTTGAGAATTCTATAACCAAGTTTGGTAAGATTATTAAAATTACAGCGCAAGGCGAAGGGTGTGGTCAGCTTGACCACTACATCAACAACGCTACTGAAGATGGTATGGAACCTTTGTGGCGTGGGTTGTTGTCTTGGACTAAGGTATGCGTGGATGGAGAAAAAGCATCGGTGTGGTTGAGCGACATGCACCCCTATTCTC